TAAAGCAAGCCCACGCAGCTGCTATAGAATCTTACATAGAAGAAAACGTGGGCAAGCAAGGTGAAAGCCACGGTAATATGCATTTTCAAAGAACATTAGAAGATTGGGCTAAATTTGATATTTCAAAACGTACGGCTCACGACGCATCTATAAGTAGTGGGTTAGCTATAATGGCTTGCAGGAAACATCTATATAGACCCCGGCAAGAAAAAACAACAAAAAAACTAAATTTTTCATTCTCTAAGTATAAGAATGAAGGTGGCAGAAGTATGCTAATTAAATAAATATGGCAAAAACACAAAAAGATTATTCTATTTTTCCTAGCCAAGCGGTATCTGATTCTAAAAAAAGAAGTTCTGAATATGGATTAGAGGTAGCTAAAGCTATAGAACAGGAATGGTTTAATAAAGACAAAGGACAGGGTAAATACCATCAAACTAGAGACGAATTCCATAGACTTAGATTGTATGCTAGAGGCGAACAGTCTATTAGAAAATATAAAGACGAATTTGCAATTAACGGTGATTTATCTTACCTTAATTTAGACTGGAAGCCTGTGCCTATTATACCTAAGTTTATAGATATAGTTGTTAACGGAATGCAGGACAGGCTATTTTCTATTAAGGCTTTTGCGCAAGATTCAATTGCTACCGGTAAAAGAACAAAATACGTTGAAAGCGTACAAAGAGATTTAGCTGCTAAACAAATTCTCGCTGAAATTGAAGCGGAATTAGGTGTTGATGCTAGAAATATTCCGGAGTCCGAATTACCCTCTAATACAGAGGAACTAGAATTGTACATGCAATTAAATTATAAGCAAGGAATTGAAATTGCCCAAGAGCAAGCCATAAATAATATATTTCTTAGAAATAAATACGCTGAGCTAAAGAAAAGAACAGACTACGATAGAGCTGTTTTAGGAATTTCCGCAGTTAAGCATTCTTTTAATAATACAGATGGTATAAAATTAGACTACGTTGATCCTGCTAATTTAATTTGGTCTTACACTGAAGACCCTAACTTTGAAGACTGTTATTACTTCGGAGAAGTAAAAAGAATAAAAGTAAATGAATTAAAAAAGCAATTTCCCGGTTTAGCGGACGAAGAAATAAAAGATATAACTAGCAAAGGTTCCAATTACAGTAATAACTTTGACTACAATAATACTGATAACGACGATAATAATACGTTAACCGTTTTATATTTTAATTGGAAAACATTTGAAAATAGTGTATATAAAATAAAGGAAACCTCTTCTGGTGCAGAAAAAGCGATTAAAAAAGATGATTCTTTTAACCCTCCAAAAGATAAAAGAACTAGATTTAAAAAGGTAGCGCAAGCTAGTGAAGTTCTTTTTGAAGGGGTATATTTATTGGGTAGCAATAAAATAATTAAATGGGAAAAGGCAACCAATATGGTGCGCCCTAGTTCTAACACTAATAAAGTAGTAATGAATTATATTGTTACTGCTCCAAGAGTATATAAGGGTAAAATTGATTCTCTTGTTTCAAAAATGACGCCTTATGCTGATTTAATACAATTAACTCATTTAAAGCTTCAGCAATCAATTCAAAGGATGACCCCGTCGGGAGTTTATATAGACGCTGATGGTCTAGCTGAGATTGATTTAGGCAATGGTACTAGCTATAATCCGCAAGAAGCTTTGAACATGTACTTCCAAACTGGTTCAATAATAGGAAGATCGTTGACTGTAGATGGAGACCCTAACCCCGGTAAAGTTCCTATTCAAGAGCTACCTGGAGGCGGCGGTAATCAAGTGCAATTATTAATTGGCGCATATAACCAATATTTGCAAATGATAAGAGATATAACCGGACTAAATGAAGCTAGAGATGGTTCTGATCCGGATCCAAAGTCGTTAGTAGGAGTTCAAAAACTAGCAGCTGCTAATAGTAATACAGCTACTAGACATTTGATAGAAAGCAGTATGTATACAACACTTACTTTAGCAGAAGCTATATCTTTAAGATTTAAAGATGTGCTAGAATTTCATCCTGCTAAAAAAGCTTTTATTGGTGGCTTAGGTAAATTTACAGTGGGTAGTCTAGAAGAACTTAAAAATTTAAATTTACATGATTTTGGCATATTCTTAGAGCTAGAGCCCGACGAAGAAGAAAAACAACTTTTAGAAGCCAACATACAAATGGCTCTTTCTCAAAATAGTATATTTTTAGAAGACGCAATTGATATAAGGCAAGTAAACAACATAAAACTAGCTAATCAGCTTCTTAAATTTAGAAGAATAAAAAAACAAACTACTGATCAACAAACAGCTCAGGCGGCATCAGTTGCTCAAGCAGAAGCGCAGGGTCAAGCCCAAATACAAATAGAAGAAGCAAAAGCTCAAGCCGAACAAATTAAAACAGAATCTAAAATACAGGTTTCAAATGCTGAAAATGAATTTAGTATTAAAAAATTAGAAGTAGAGGCTAAGACTAAAAGAGAATTAATGCAATTTGAATATGATCTTAATGTTCAATTAAAAAGATTAGAACTTGAAGCTCAGAAAGAATTAGCAGATAAGCAGTCAGAAGTGCAAGAAAGAATTGCTGATAAAAAAATCAGCTCTTCTAGTATATCTGGACCACCTAAAACAGAAAAACCAAAAAAATCATTTGAATCAAAAGGCAATGATGTTTTAGGCGGTATTGATTTATCTAGGTTTGAGCCTAAGTAACAGTAAATTATTATATTATATTATATTATGGAAGAAAAAATTGAAGTAAACGTAGTTGAGCCAAATCAAGAGGTTTCAGCACAAGAAAAAGAAGCCGCTGTGCTAGAACAAGCAGTAGAAAGCGGTGAAGTTGATTCTAATTATGGGTTTCAAGACGACGGAGTATACCGAGTAAATGTTGACGCCCCTCCAAAACAAGAAGAAAATGCCGTTCAAAAGCAAAGCGCAGATGAAGTATCTGTACGCGACGAACCCAAAGCTAGCGAAGAAGTTCAAAAACAAAACGAGCAAGAGCAAGTTGAAGAGCCTACCGAAGAAGTTAAAGAAGAAGCGCTAGAACTTGTAGAGGATGTTGTAGAAGAACAACCTCAAAAAGAAGAAAAAATTGTTGAGCAAGAAATAAAAAAAGAAATAGCTCAACCTCAAGAACAAATAGAATACCCTGAGGATATTCAAAAGCTAATTAGCTTTATGGAAGAAACAAATGGTTCTTTAGAAGATTATGTTAATCTTAATAAAGACTATTCTGAAACAAAACCAACAGATTTAGTATATGAATATTACAGAAAAACAAAACCTCATTTAGACGAAAGCGATATTTCGTTCATGATTCAAAACAAATTTGGGTATGACGAAGAAGTTGCCGAAGACCATGAGGTAAAAGCTAAACAATTAGCTTTTAAAGAAGAAGTGTATAATGCTCAAAAGCACTTTGAAGGCTCTAAAAAAGAATATTATGCCGATCTTAAGTTAAGAAAGCAAAACGATGTTCCTGAAGAGTACGAAAAAGCTTTTGAATATTACAAACAACAGCAATCTGAAAAAGATGACTGGACAAAACAACAAAAAGTTTTTTTAGAAAAAACAGAAAAAGTTTTTAATGATGATTTTAAAGGATTTGATTTTCAAGTTGAAGACAAAAAGTTTAGATTTAAAATTGACAATAAACAAAAAATAAAAGAATATCAATCTGATCTAAAAAACTTTATAAACGAATTTATTAGCGAAGACGGTACTTTGGGTGATGCTAGTAGCTATCACAAAGCATTGTTCGCTGGAAAAAATGCAGATAAAATTGCTTCCCACTTTTACGAGCAAGGCCGTGCCGATGCTATAAAGTCTCAAGTTAAGGAATCAAAAAATATCGACATGGCTCCCCGCATTGATAATTCCGTTATTACCACAGACTCTGGTGATAAAATACGTGTTGTTGCAGGAAATTCATCTGACAAATTGCGCATAAAATGGAATAAATAATTTTTAAAATTTAAAAAATGGCTTTTACAAGTGGAATACCAGCAGCTTTGCAACCAACTCAAAGCAAAGCTCTTTATACTGGTAACTATATTGATTTTACAGATAGCTCATTTAATCAGTGGGCTCAACAATTTTTACCTGATGTATACGAACAAGAAGTTGAAAGATATGGAAACAGATCTATAGGTTCTTTTCTTCGTATGGTATCAGCGGAGATGCCATCTACTTCAGACCAAATCATTTGGACTGAGCAAGGTAGATTGCACACAAGATATGCAAATATCATTTATTTAAGTAATGCTGGCACAATGCCTACCACAGGAACTACTCCTGCCGCGGCTAATGCTGTAACTACAGGTGGTAACGTTGGAAACTTTTTTGTTCCAACTGCACAGCCAACAAGTTTAGGTATTACTTCTCAAGGAACTACTGCTGTTAACTTCCGTAAAGGACAAACAGTAATGATTCAAGCTCAATCTTCAGCTACTTCAGCTGTAGGTGGAACTGGGGCAATGATAAAAGGTATCGTAACTAATGTAAGCGGACAATATTTC